TGGGGATTTAGCAACTGCGGTAGCCATGAGATTCTCCTGTGTTATGTACATATAATAGCACAGTTAACTGGATTGTCAACTGTGCTATTTCAACCATTACTGATTAGCAGCGATAACGTATTTGCCAAAGCGATCGTGGAACTCATCAAAGTTCTTCATCTTGCTAGGATCCAACGGCAAGTCATAGTTAGTAAGGGCGATCTTAGCGCCCATAACAGTGAGCTCGGTCTCGAAGTTTTCCATCATGAAGCGGAAGAAGTTATCTGCCATCTCATCCCAGTTCTTAGTCTTCTTCTGTGCAGCGTCCTTAAGTTCGTAGCAGAGGGAGACAGTGAGCGAATACATTGCGCTGATCTCTTTGACCTTAAGTTCCTTAACCTTACCGCTAAGGATGTCAGTAGGATTAGGCATACGTCCAGCAACCTTTCGGTGTGCCATGAACTTAACACCTGTGCCTTCACCAACAGCACCGCTGACTAGATCGGCAAGCGTAGCATCGTTAATATCTTCTTCTAACAGCTCGCTAACAAAGCTCCACGAACGTGGAGTAGCGAACGAACGGCTAGCAGTCTTGGGATCAAAGTCGTACAAGTCCTGTTTGGCAAAACTGATATAACCAACCACGTCCTTGTGGATGTTATTGTTAATAGCCCACTGAAACCAGTCATCAAAGTCAACACGCAGCTCTAAGTGAACGAAACGATTAGCAAGCGGAGCAGGCATACGATAAGTAACGCCCCTGTCTGCCTCACGGTTACCTGCGGCTACAACGATCACGTTGTCAGGCAAGCGGTAAGTACCAACTCGACGATTGAGAATCAGCTGATAAGCAGCTGCCTGGACACTAGGCGGAGCACTGTTCATTTCATCAAGGAACAAAATCACCGCAGGATATTGGCTAGCAAGTTCTCGAGTAGGCAATTCTACGGGAGGTGCCCAGCTCATTGTGTTGTCGTTTGCATTAAAGTAAGGGATACCCTTAATATCGGTTGGTTCCCACAAGCTCAAACGAACGTCAATGACATGTGCGTTCATTTCAGTACCGAGTTGGTGAATAGAATCACTCTTGCCGATACCCGGAGGACCCCACAGGAACACGGGACGCTTGCGTTTAAACGCATGACGAAGCGCAGCCTTTGCGCTATTGACTGTAACTGTACGTGTGCTAAGATCTGACATCGTTTGCTCCTTGCTGTAATGTCTATGTTCTTATAATAGCATCTGTGTATTGTACGTCAAGCGATGTTATTGAGCTCTCTTTGGCGCGCCATCGCTTTGGCTAAACCATATTTCTTTATATCTCCAGAAAACAACATCAGTTCTACTGCCTTGCTTTCTTTAAAGACAACTATCTCTTTTTTTGTATAATAGTGTGGACAATCTAAGAAATGATCCAACCATAAGATCACTTGTGTGGTAAAAACGAAATCTTTTGGGAAGGCTATTGAATAGCTTTTGAGATCTAATGTCTCGGTTAAAAACTTAAAACCTTCTTCTGTTAGTGTTAGACCGCCTTCTATCTTTTCTCTTGGATTTTTCCACCAAGAAAATACTTTCCTTTTGAGCTCAGCTTCGTCAAAAGATAAGTTGGCTTGTTTTAAAAATACTTTAGTTAGATTTTCTTTTATTCTTGGCATTTAACGATTTCTCCAGCAGTTAATTTAACTACTTCAAAATCTTCAGTCTTAAACATTTGGTTTAGTTTTTTAGCCAAATTAAAAGCATGTCCTGGATTGCTAAATGCAGTTTTCTTGTATTTTGGTCCAGGATAGTTACTAATAATACTACTGCTCTTTAGATTGAACGGAGCATTCTTATAGAATACAGCCCAAATTGCTTCAGCCTCTAGAATCTGATCCATTTTATAGTTCTTTTTGTTTACATATTCCAATATGACTTTGGGTTTTGGACGACTCATTGGCTGCTTTCAGTAACTATTTTTTACTGAATATTTATCGCCTATCCTCTAAAGACCCACCGTCCATATTAATTATCACAGTGTCGTTTGTAATATCGTTCTTTTGATCTTTATCTAATAGCCTTAACAATATCAAATTCAAATGAAAACAAACATCTAGAGCATCATTAGTAGGTATAGATACTGTTTTTTGATTTGATTTTGCTGCTACTCGAACTTTTTGTATAAAGTTTTCTACTACAGAAATTGAAATTTTATCTGTTGACATTACTGAGTACCTGCCTTAGTTCTAGTTCGGTCTTAAACGGACCCTTATATTCATATCTCTGTATAGTGATTAGTTTTGGACAAAAGCTACGTACCCAACCTTTATCAAACTTGATAGCATAGTATCCTGCACAATATATGCTCTTGCTAGCATCGCTCTTAGTAAAGAGAGGCAGTTTCTTTTTGATATCATACATTGGATTATGTGGTTGGCTGTTTGTTGGATAGCTGTAGATTTCGTTTGGAACTTCTTCTTTCTCTTTAGTCGCGCTGATGAAGAAGTTCTTTCCAAACTTCTTCTTTAGAGAATTGATATTTTGGAAAATAACAGGTGGTTTGTTCTTACCGGTTAATATGAATGAGTTTGTCTCGTCTTTTTGTAGTGTTCCTACCCTATGTCCGCCTGTTTCTAGGATCCAAAACTTTCCGTCGATTATTGGTTTAGCTTTAAACTCTTCCATGATTTCCTCCTTATCCAGGATATTTTGCATTGAGAGGTTCTGCATAAGATTTAGCCTGATCTCCGATCTTAACGAGATCAAATAGACCACAGAACTTCATAAGCTTCATCCCTACTTGTTCAACCGATTTTGCTAGACTGTTTTTGGCGATAGTATCAACGATAACTGCTTTGATATCGTCGGGTTGATGGTTAAGATCAATTAACCTACGATTGCGTTCGTAATCGTCTAATACACGATGCTCTACGCCGTTGTGATCTACCCAACGTTGTAGCATCATGTTGTTCCAACCAAACCCTTTGTTGTTACGATCTTCAAAGGCTTCCTGCAACTTATTCTTACGCACTTTAGGAAATGCGCTAAACACATTATCGGTAGAATCACCGCGCATACATTTTTCAAACAGTAACCATTCTGGATCTGGAATAGCCTTGGGCTGTTTTGTTTTGTTATCGATTACTAGTTTACCTTTTTTATCGAAGATACCCTCGTGTGTGATAACATGTTCCATTACACCGTTATATTGTTTTACGTTAGGTGCGATTAGCTGTACGAAATCAGAATCAGTAGACACGACGATGTGATTATCGTTTGGGTGATTTCTAATCCAACCTGCTATCAGATCATCAGCTTCTAAGCAAGGATTATGTAGAACAGTGCAGTTGGTCTTTTCGATAATAAACTCTTTGAACTTATCAAAGGTTTCCCAAAAGATCTTATCTTCTTCAGCTTCTCGTTCGGTTAGTGCAGCTCTTGCTTCTGCACGATTGCGCTTGTAAGGTTCGTAATAATCTTTGCGCCAGCTACGTCCTTCTAGGCAGAATACAACGTGATCGCCTTTAAAGTCTTGCCAAACTTTCTTGATACTGGCAAGAGTTATATGTAGAGCCATACCGATCTTAGTATTAGAGTCTCCTCTAATAACATGGCGAGCTCGAAAGAATGTGTTTGCTGTGTCTACGATTATATAGTTCATGCTATTAACATAGCATAGAAAAAGAAACAAGTCAATGGTTTAAACTACACGTATTTCCTGCTCAATTTCAGACTCTGAAGCGATAGTTTGGCAAAGGGCTTTGAACCATTTGTCAACAATCTCTTCGTCTGTATTACCTGTATAGCCAGCTTTCTTTAGATCTTCAATAAAATATTCATTCCAATCTAATTCAAAGAAACCATTTTTTGGATTTTTTCTATCAACTTGAGTATCTAAAACCTTGATATAAGGTTTTTTATCGAGTGTAGCTTGGTCTTTTTCCGAAAGAGGTTCTGCTACATAAGTTTCTTTCTTTTTAAATAGACCAAATATTCTTTCTAGTATCATATGACCGAATCCTTTTTAGATAAAATTTACTATTCTTCGAAAGTTTTTATGATAGTTTTTAAATTCTGGTAGTTCAACTATAGCCCGTAGTTCTTGATAGTCTGGGTGTGTTGGCATCCAGACTGCTTTTTTTAAATATTCGTCGTTAGTAAACGTTCCCCAGTTTAAAATCCTAGAAAGTTTTATTACAGGATAGTTGTTTTTATATTTTGAACAAATATCAAGTAGTTTGGGAATAGATCTAAAATTATGATCCTGTACTATAACATTAAATGTCCATTCTGTGTTTTTATATTGCATAATAGAATCATAAAAAAGATCGATATTTTTCCAAAGAAGATCCCAATCTCCGTTTACTCTTACTTTTTCATAACTTTCCTTGTCTCCGGCATCAACACTTAATGACATAATGTTGATCCTTTTTAACCAATTAAAATATTTTTTTTGTATTTTCTCTGTTAAAACAGTTCCGTTAGATTGTATATGAAAAGATAAGTTAGGCCAATCTTCAATATTACTGAATATTTTATTGGTTTCAAAATATTTCCTATAAGCAGCGCTATGGAATACTTCGCCAGCACCGTCAAATCCTAATGTTATTATACGATCGTTAGGTTCTTTAAATATTGATTCGGTAACACTATTTAGGATCTTAAATGATGAGTCTGCTCGTTCGTCTCCTGCATGAATAATAGGTACTTTCCTACAGCTTGGACAAGCCAAGTTACAGCTATGATCAACTACAAACATTATCCTAGAAGGTAGAACATCTAAAGGATTAACAAAACCTTTTTTAGATTTTAAAAAAATGCTCGATCTAAGTTGAGGACATACCTTTTCATCGCAATATTTGTAACTGCCATCTATTATAGTATTTCTTATAATATTAACTTTTGGACCACTCCATATATCGAAAATGTCTTCTTCTAATACGTTTCCGATAACAACTGGGTTCCAGCTAGAGCAACATACTCTAGCTTCCCCCCTAGCAGATATCTCTACATATGTAAAAGGAAGATCACATATATAATCCTCTTTTGAAAATGTACTATCATAGATCTTGTCTTGGTTATGGTAACGTAATTCACCAAACAGCGGATCATTTATTATTTGATGAGAGCCCTTTACATCTCTCATTTTTTTAATGTCGTTTTTCATGTTCCCCACTGGTTCTTGTAAAGCGGTACTTGTATCCTAGGAGTAAATCGTAAACCGTTGTCTCTGCAATAGTCTGCGACCTGCCGCTCGTTCAGTTCGTATACACTATTTACACCGCCAACAGGCATGAGATATACAGGAATATCTATATCGTTCTTAGAGTACTTAGCTACTGCTCGCTGTGCATCTATTACATCTTGCTCTGTAGCGACCACAAACTTAAAGTAGCTACGATGTTTAGGTATACGAATATAGTTAGAAACCACTCCTGGCAATATCGCATCATCCCACTTTTCTCCGCTGCAGGGAAGTTTTGCAGAGATAGAAAATGTAACTTCAAGTCCTGCTTTATTTGCCTTGTCTGTTAGATAGTGTTCGAAATCTTGGCTTAGATATTGCGTACCGTTAGTTTCAAATGTAAGATGTGTAAGTTCCATATTCCTAGAATAGATCTCATCAAGCAGTTCGGGAAAACTGCGTTGCCAACCCAGCAAAGGCTCACCTCCTGTGATGATGAGATGCTTGTCTCGGCCAAACTTACCGTCAGGTAACAGTTCTTGGAATCGATCCACGATAGCCTTGATTTCTAGGAGAGGACTCAAATGCTTGAATCTCACATCCCAGCTGGCATAGCTGTCACACCCAGTCGACACTAGAGGAAGGAGTTTGTAATCATCATACTTGCTAACATCTGCTGCGATAACATCGCGTTCTCGAGAAACTTCACCTGGTTTCATACCAAAACCGCTGCAAGTAAAGTTACAACCAAACGTGCGTAAGAAGATGCTAGGCACGCCGACGTATTGTCCTTCACCTTGAAGGCTATAGAATATTTCAGAAATCTTGATCTTGCTCATGTTTTTATCCTTCTTCTCTTGATTCCCAGGGAAATACTATCCAGCTTGGATTTTCTTCCTTATTGATATCCATTGCAGCCCAGTCTACGCATTCCTTGCTAGCGAGATTATTAATCACAGCAGCAAACTTAACATTATTATGCCAGACATTATCCCATTTGGAATCGTTAGGCAAACAGCTAGATCTCCAATCTTTCTTGATCCACGCAAATGTTGCTCCAGTATCATTGATATCATCTACTATGAGTATCTTCTTAGTTTCTTCTTCGTTATAACCAAATGCGTCTTCGCTCATCCATAAGTTAGATTCGCAGCCCCCGTCTCCTTCGCGTAGCCTAACATCTAAGGTATACATTCTCGTATCCATAAGATGGCTCAGTATAGTAGCTGGGATCAAACCGCCTCTCGTAATGCCAACGATATAATCTGGGCGCCAGTCGGTCTTTAGGATGTCAAGAGCTATGCGATTGCACCAGCGCTCTATATTATTCCAATCGTAATATATTTTATTATTTGACATCTTTTTGTTCCTCTTGGATTAGAGCTTCTATCATCTTGTAATGATCGTATGCTTTCTTGAGTGCTTG